GAGCAGGCGACGTTCATGGATGCGGCGGCCGGTTTCCCGGCGGTCGGGTATGGGCCGCCGCAGGCTGCCTTCGTCTATCAGGATCAGGGCACAGCCCCGACGACGACGCTGCCCACCCCCGACGCCGCCGCCTTCGCCTACCAGAGCGGTACGTCCAACGGCGTCGCCTACACGGTCGTGCTCACCTACACGAACGCGGCGGGCGAGACGAGCGCGGGTGCCACGTCGAGCTACTCCCCCTCGACAACTGAGCAAGGGGTTGTCAACTCGCCTGCCGGCGTCTCCAACGCGACGGGCTACAACGTCTACGTCGGCACGAGCGCCGGTCCGTACTACCTCCAGAACACCTCGCCGATCGCGCTGGGCTCGACCTACACGCTGCCGGGCACCCCGACGCTCTCGGGCACCCAGCCGCCCGCCACCAACACCGCGACCGGCGCCGGCACGGGCGGCGCGCTCTGGCTCCAGCTCTACCCGGCCGCTATGATCGGGCAGGTCAACGTCTACTACAAGGCGCGTCCCCAGCTCTGGGCCGACACGACGACCAACTCCTGGACGAACCTGGACACCTCGGCGCAGCAGGCCGCCGTCCTCTTCGGTGTCATCTGCGTGCTCTACAACCGTGGCCGTGGGGATGAGGCAAAGCAGCTCTGGGAGCCTCAGTACAAAGACATGGTCGGCGATGGCTCTGAGAAGCCCGGCTCCCTGACTGCGGCGCTCAATCGGCGCACAGTTGCGCGTTCGGGCCAAGTACGAGACGTGCGTGACCGCTCGTTCCCCAGTGCGCCGTGGTGGCTAACGAGCCCGTAACATGCCGCTGCTCAAGTTCGGCCGCTTTCAGCGTGGGACGCCGTACTCTTCGGAGTTCGGCTTCTATGGCTTTGCTGGCGGTCTGAACGTCAAGGGCGCCCCGCAACTCCTGGCCGACAATGAGCTGACACAAGCTCTGAATGGCTACTTGCGACCCGATGGCGCCTTCCAGATGCGTAACGGTATGAGCGCGTATGGAACGACGCAGTCCGGCACGGGGATGACCATTCTCGCCCGGTTCTACCAGGACGTGAAGAACGGCGTCGTTCAGACGCCCGAGACAGTCAAGCTGCTCGCCGACTTCAACGGCACGCTCTACAGCGTTCCCGTTGCGAGCACTCCTCCTCCGGCTACGTGGGCCACCATTGGCTCGATCGGTGGCTCGTCGGCGAACCCGATGACCTGGGTCCGCGTCCAGAACCCCGACGATCAGAACTTCGCATTCTCCGGCACGTCGAGCGCTACGAGTTCGACCACGCTCACGGACTCCTCGGCGTCGTGGACGACCAACATCTTCGCCAACTCCATCGTGACCTCCGGTAGCTCGACCGGCATCGTGGCCTCCAACACCGCGACGGTGCTCACGCTGACGGCAGCAGGCTGGACGGGCGGAACGCCATCGTCTGCGCAAGCATTCACGATCAGCAACAACGGCCAGACTGACTGCATGGTCATCTGCACTGGCGTCGGCGGACCGTACGTCTATGATGGGCAGACGCTCTACACGCCAGCAGGCTGGGCGGCGGCGACGAACGCGTCCTGGTGCGCGCTGGTCAACGGGATTCTCTGGTTCGGAGGTATCCCGCTTACACCGAACCAGATATTCGGCACGGGCGATGGCATCATCGCTTCGATGGAGACGCTGCCAGCCTACCGCAACTTCGTCCTCTCCGCCCCCGTGACGGGCCTTGTGGCGCAGGGATCAGGCGCGACGGCGACGCTGGTCATTGGGCGCAACTCTGGGCTCTCTGTGCTCTACGGCACAGGTCCATCGACGTTCTTCTTGCAGGACATCCCGTTCCAAGATGGCGTGACTTCAGGCCGCTCGATGGTCTCGGCATACGGGAACGTCTACTTCCTTGGTCACATGGGCTATTACGTCTTCGATGGTCAGTCCATTCCGCAACAGATTAGCCAGAAGATCGAGCCGTGGGTACTGAATGACCCACTCGTAGCTGTAAGTGGCTACCCGATGACTCAGAATTGGGAGCTGACCTGGGCACAGATTTACAACAACCGACTGCATCTTGGCTACTGCTCGAACGCGACGACTCCCAACGTCATCCTCGTCTATGATCTCATTGTGCAAGGATGGACGGTGCTCGTCACGACGCCTGGCGTTGCTTCGATGATCCTCCTGGACGCGCCGAGTGATGCGAACCCGTACGTCGCTCTTGTGGGCTCCTCCACCACTGCCCAGGTCTACACTTGGGACTATGTTCCGTCAGACTCCCAATCAGAGGCTCTCGATGGCGCAACCCCGGTCCTGGCGCAGGTGCAGTCGAAATACTTCAAGATCGGCGTGCCGGGGACGAATAAAGCCCTCATGAGGTTCTATCCCGAGTTCCTTGTTGCTGGCCCATTCGCGACGACCTTCGCTATCACCACCGACTACGGTCAAACAGTCACGAACGCTCTGACCACAAACCCAGCCCAGTTGGCGACGGAATTAGTGTGGGACGTTGGAGCGTGGGATCAAGCCGTGTGGGGAGGAGACTTCGGCTTCTCCTCATTTGGGCCGCCGGCAAGTCGAATTGACCTCGCGGGACTCGAAGGCGAGGCGTTCTCCTTCGGCGTCTCGATGACGCAGGCACTTGCGCCGTGGATTTGGTCTGGCGGCAGCGGCGTTATCCAGCAGCGAGGGAGAACCTAAGTGTCAACGCTCACTATTCCTAACAGCTTCACGGCAGGCACGACCGCACTCTCAGCTTCGGTGAACGCGAACTTCACCGCTATCGCGACGTGGGCGAACGGGAACGTCGATAGCACGAACATCGGGTCGTTTGGTATTTATGCCTCCCAGATCATCCCGACAAGTGTGGCCACTGCAACGTTTGGCGGGACGCAGAACTATACGTTCCCTGCCAGTCTTGTGCTCGCCAACACGACGGCTACCGCCATCTCCTCGGCGGCGACGGGCTCCACGGCGGGACTCTCTCTCAATAGCACCAACGGGACCATCACTGTCGCAACGCCGATCGTCAACTTCCAGCTCAGTGGGGTCACGAAGGCTCTCGTCGCGGTGGACGGCGGCTTCGCGCCAGGTGCCGGAACAGGCACGGGCCCTGGCACCGCTAAGTACTACAGCGGCTCGGGGGCGCCGACGTTCTCAGCGCCCAACGGCTCGCTCTACACGCGGTATGACTCCACGACAGTCCTGTACGTCAACACCTCAGGGGCGAGTAGTTCTGGGACGACCTGGACTGCCGTGACTGTACCGTGATGCTACTGGCAGGCTTGAATGTCTCCCGCCGGGTACTCGCAGGCAGTGATCGACTGCACTTGAGACTGGTTGACGTAGGTCCAAGGGGAGGTTCCAGTCGGGAGGTTCAGGCGCACAAGGGTGCCCGAAATGAGGAGAAATGTCCATAGAATCCACATGTCCCAAGTGTACCACATCTGCCGCTGAAGTGGAAGCCAAGATCGCCAACCACCTGGCGGAGGCCCAGACCATAGCCGAGCGCGTCAACGCGCGCAACGCCGCGAACGCTGAGGACCTACGGGCGCTGCACCAGCGCGAGGGCGCGGTTATCGCTCTACGGGAGTTGCTGAATGCGTAATACGGCAAATGCCGGCATCGACGCCTTCCGGCAAGTTTCCCAGCTTGGCATCCCCATCACAGCGCCGCTGGTAGACAACACGCCCGTTGGCTCGTTCTGGTGCCGGGTTGGCATCACCGTCCTGTCCACGCCGACCAACATTCCGATCCAGCTCACCCGCGTCCCATCGGGATGTATCACCATACGTACGAGCAATGGGGCCGTGATCTTCCAGGAGGCAGCCGACGTTGCGGCCTCGTCGGGCTCGGTCTTCGTCTGCCGAGCAACAAAACAATCAATGTTCACGCTGCTCATTGGTTAGGAGGAGAGATGCACAAGAGCGTCCAGGTTCGACCGATCACTCCCGACGACGCCGCCGGGGTGCTGGCGATCGTGCGTGAGTGCAATCTGCCTCGCGGGTGGCACTGGCCCGAGGGGGTGCCGGGCCTGGTCGCGGAGGGCGAGCATGGCGTCGTCGCGTTCTGCGCGCTGCGGGAGTGCCCGTATGGCCTGGTCACCGAGGAACTGTGGTCGCTCTCGACGCGCGCCGGGTACGCGGGCCTCGCCGCCCTAGCCAGCGCGCTGGAGCGGATCGCGCAGGGGCTCGCGAACCAGCGCGGCGAGCCGCTCTCGCTGGGCGGGATCATTCGGCACGAGCGCTGGCGGCACATCCGCGCGCTCGAAG